CTTGAAACAGACTGGACCGATGCCGCCGGAAAAGTGATCGTCGAACCCCTGCAACCAGTGCCCCCAGAAGGAGAATAAAATGGAAGAAGTGGTCAACATCAACGGCATAGAAAAATGACCCCAACATGGAAAGTATCCGGCACTGGAGTGCCTTGGTAATGCGTAAAAGTGCTTTCGGGGCCGGTGATGGACCCTAAAACGCCGATCGATGCCACCGCCCTCATTGCCGGATTTGGGTCGTGGTTTAGCCTGCTGCCCGAGGCTATCAGTTTGATCGCCGCATAATGCCGTTATCTAAGATCCCCTTTCGTCCTGGTGTTGACCGAGAGACGACTGCCTATGGCGATGAAACTGGCTGGTACAATTCCGATCTGATCCGTTTCCGGAAAGGGCGTCCCGAGAAAATGGGGGGTTGGGAGCGGGTGAGTAGTAATACGATAACGGGGACTGGAAGGTCTCTTCATATATGGTCCGCGCTCGATGGATCCAAATACATGGGCCTTGGTACACAGGCAAAATTCTACGTCGAGGAAGGGGGAGAGTATTACGATATAACACCGGTCAGGAGCACGGTTACGCTTGGGTCCAATCCTTTCAAAACAGGGTCCGCTAGCAGTGGTGAACTCACCGTAACAGCACCCTCCCATGGTGCAGTGACCAATGACTTTGTCGTTTATTCGGGGGCTTCGGCCACGGATGGTATTACCGCCGCACAGATCAACACGGAACACCAAATTACGGTTGTAAATTCTAACACCTATACGGTTACCACGGACGGTTCGGCCTCTTCCGGGTCCACATCAGGCGGCGGGGCTTCAGTCCTTGCGGAATATCAAATCACCACTGGTTTGGACACTGTGGTTATTGGAACGGGTTTCGGCGCAGGAGCCTGGGGCGGTTATACCCCAACATATACCCAGACGACCCTTAACGATGGCGGCGGGATAAGTGACTCAGACACGTCGTTTACATTAACAAGCGCCTCCGACTTTGACGAGGTCGCTACCACCACATCTGAGGCCCTCACGGTCGAAACCACCTCCATTTCCTGCGCGGATACGAGTTCATTTCCCAGTCGCGGCACGATTAAGATAAACAGTGAGAACATTCGTTATGGGACGAACGCCTCTAATATACTCGGTGACCTTACCCGTGGCGATGACGGAACGACCATCGCGGCGCATGGGAGTGGGGATACTGTCACCTTTGTTGGTTTAGTACTTATTGACGATGAACTCATTCAGTACACCGGTAAATCATCAAACACAATAGACGCCGGGGTTGCCCGTGGGGCACGAGGGACAACCGCCGCCGCTCACGCGGACGCATCCATAGTCAAGGAAGTAAATGCCTTTGTAGGATGGGGGCAGTCCTCGCCTGTTGCCGCCAGCACGGGCTCCAACATACGTCTTTATGCACAAGACAACTGGGGCGAAGACCTCACTTTCAATGTCATGGACGGAGCCCCTTACTACTGGGACCAGACCCTTGGTCTTGCTTCTCGGGCCACCACGCTGGCTTCCCAAACGGGCGCTTCAGGAGCGCCCACAATAACGCGACGGATCATGGTTTCGGGGGCAGATCGCCACCTTGTCTGTTTCGGCTGCAATCCGATAAACGAGACAAAGCAGGATTTGTTGATGATCCGTTGGTCGGATCAGGAAAATGCTGTCGATTGGACTCCAACAGCGACAAACACCGCAGGATCCCAACGGATATCGTCCGGTTCCGAGATCATATCGGCCCAGAAAACGCGCCAGGAGATGCTTGTCTGGACGGATTCTTCCCTGCACGCCATGCGCTTTACGGGACCTCCCTTCACGTTCGGCATTTCAATGCTGGCGAACAACGTCTCGATCCTCGGTCCCAACGTCGCCACCACCGTGGGCGACAAGGTCTTCTGGATGGACCGTGAGAATTTCTACGTCTACACGGGACGTGTGCAAGAGATTCCCTGCACCCTTTTGCGGTACGTGTTTGACGACATCAACCTCGGCCAGAACTTCAAGTGCTTTGCAGCGTCCAACAGGATGTTTGACGAGGTGTTCTGGTTCTATCCAACCGCCGATAGCACCGAGATCGACCGCTACGTCAAGTTTAACTACACAGAAAACACTTGGGATCTAGGAACGCTCTCTAGGACGGCCTGGGTGGACTATGGCATCCATGACAACCCCCGTGGTTGCGGGGCGGTCGGTGGCGTGAACTTTGTATACGCCCATGAACTCGGGCAGAACGACGACGGCTCTGCCATGACTTCCTTCATCGAGTCGGCAGATTTCGATCTGTCTCCGGACGGGGATCACTTCATGTTCCTGAGTCGCTTGATCCCTGACATCAGCATAACCGACACAAGCGGGGACTCTTCGGGTGAAGTGGACTACATCGTCAAGACGAGGGACTTTCCTGGGGACTCCCTGACGACTAACTCCACGAGCACCGTCACAAGCACCACGAAACAGTCTTTCTTGCGGGCTCGTGCGCGGCAGCTATCGTTGAGGATTCAAAGCTCCAAGACGGATCTGGCCTGGACGTTGGGTAGTCTGCGTCTGGACATCCGCCCCGATGGGAGAAGATAATGACAAAGCTCCTTGACCACAGCATGCCGACACCCCCGGAGGGGTATGACGTTGACACTTTCGTCCGCATTTTCCGGGATATTGAGATGGCGCTCACCAAGACCGATTTTCCTGCAATAGTGAGCGGCAAGGATGACACAAACGGAATTAGCTGGTTTATGGAATAATGGCTTCTGCGTACAAAAACATAGCCGCTCTGGTGGGCGCGACGGGTGACGTGACCATTTATACCTGTCCGTCTGCCACGGAAGCTATTGTAAAAAACATAAATTTGTATAATAGTCACTCCGGTACGATAGTGGTGTACCCTAAGATAACCGACAGTTCCGCATCTGTTACGGTTACGCTGGAAAAAGACAGCATCGGAACTCTCGCAGACACGTCCCTCACTGGGCCTTTCGTACTGGAAGCCAGTGATACGCTCCTTCTAAATTGTGACACGGCATCAAAGATCTACGCTTTCGCGAGCGTTCTGGAGATCTCATAATGTTACAACAATCTCACACCCCCCTAGCCAATGGCATCATGTCCTTCATGGTAGCTCCAGAGGACCATGAACTTGCGCCCATTGAACTTGCGCCCATTGGCATTGGCTCCATGCACGAGCAGGCCCAGAAGCTGGCCGAGTACGGACGACACGGCGACATCTACTTTGTCCATGCGGCAGAGGGAGAGACCGTCGTTCCCATGGAGGTCCTGAACGCCAACCCCAAGGTCAAGGACATGCTGTTCAACCAGATGCGGGAGATGGGACTGGATCCTGACGAATTTGTCGTGGGAAACGAACTCAACAGCATCAACCCTGTAACTGGGATGCCGGAATTCTTCTTTTCTTCACTCTGGCGTAAGACAAAGAAGGTCGCCTCAAAGGTGGTGAAATTTGCCAAAAAGGCCGCACCTTATGTCATCCCACTTGTTCTTTCTGTTTTCGGAGTGCCGTTTCTTTCGGGGCTGTCTCCGGCCTTATTTGGCTCGAGTTCGTTCGGGGCCGCTTTCCTGGGTTCCGGGATAGGCACCCTTGCAGGCGGGGGATCCATGAAGGACGCCCTCAAGGCGGGCGCAATGGCGGGCGTGGGTAATATCGCTTTTCAAGGTGTTTCATCCGCGCTCTCTGGAGGGGATTTCCTGGGCGGCGCGTCGAAGGCCATTTACAACCCAAATGC